AGGGTCGTATGTGCCTCGATTAAACACAGACTTAATCTGCGATGGCTCGTATACGGCGAGATTCCTACGCCCCCCTTCCACAACGTAAAACCCATCAAAGCCAGCAGCTCTAATAGCGTCTTGAACAGGTTTAGATTCAATAGTTGACCATGCCCCAGATTGAATAGTTTTCGCAGGGAGCGGTTCTCTAACTAGCTTGCTAAACTCTGCACGAATTGCTTCAATATGTTCAGGATTTTCAAAATCAAACGGATTTTGTGCGCTGACGTACACCGGGATGATGTTGGCATAGGAAGGCATTTTGTCCATAGCCAAACGTATAAATTCACCTTCTTCGTAGTCTTCTGCTACGCCACCCGATTCTTTGGCTGTCTTTTTTGCGATAACAGCGGCTTCTTTTTTAAGGGCAGTTACTTCATCTGGGCTAAGTACTTTATCTAAATTTTCCACCATCCACGATTCAGATGAACGGGAAAATGCTTCCGCTACTCTTGGGTCATCGGTTACAAAGATAGCTCCAGCTTGTTTAGGGCGGAAAGCCGTTATGTCCTGCGCAGTGCCGTGGTACATAACTTTAGGCGAACCATCTTTGTTGCGCACGACGGAATTACCAAACCAGTTCTTAAACGCAGCCGTGGCGGTGTTAAGCGCGGATTCAAGAATATTGCCAGTACGTTTAGTAGGTAGAACTTCTGCCGTAGCAGCTTTGTTTAGCAGAGAAATAGTATTCTCAAGCACGTCGTTGGCAAGCGTGTTTCTAACACCAAGAAGGCTTTGCGCCAATGAAACTATGTTATTCCACAGGTCAGTTACTGCAGTACGCCATGAGCGTGTAGCTGCATCGTTAGTACTAGGCATGCCTTTTAGCAGAGCTTTAAAGTCTGCCAAGGTAGTTCCATAAGACATAAGTTCTAGCACTGCGTCTAACTTAGCGGTGCTCTTATTCTTAGTGCGATTAACTATTTTGCTAAGTACTGCAACTACTTCCTTGGCCTTTTCTTTCTGTGCGTTGCTTAGGCTAGTGGAATCTATGTTTACCGCTAATACTCTGTCTAGGGCTTTAGTTAAGCGCTGAACTTCTGCAAGTTTAGGATTGGAGTGTACTAACCACTGTAGCGCAGCATGAAGCGTCTCATGCAAGGTCTCTTCAGCAGAGGCGGTCCTATGCACTAAAACAGTATCTGTTGCAGGAATGTATGCAGGATTAGTAGTGGTATCTCCGTCCTCAATCCACGCTAGTTTAGGCTGCTTAGCCCCACGACGGCGTAACGCCTGTGTTATAGCCGTAGCTAACGTATTTGTGTACGCCGACTGATTTGGGTTACGGAAGAAATTAAGCAACCCCTGAACACCAGTGCCTTCTTCCAATCTAGCTTTATATTTATCGAGCGCCTCTTGTTGGCGAGCAGCGAATTCTTCATCAGTCTCTGTCTCCTTCTGCACAGTAACTGCTCTAAACGGCTTAGATGCTTTACCTTCCGCTGCGGATACTAACGGCTGAGTAACTTTAGCTTTACCAGCTTCTCTAGAAGTACGAGTAGGTTCGCTCTTAACGATATCCGCAAATTCGGCGGTGTCTAGTTCGTTATCCTTATAGGCACGCCACGCACGAGAAATTAGTGAATCAAGAATTGTGTCGTACTCAGCTTGAGATATATCTCCCTTCTTATTAAGGGCAGATGCTACTTCCTTGAACCGCTTAGGATTTACAGGTTTTGTAACTCGTTTCTGTGTCTTAGCTTTTAGTACAGCAATAAGTGCGTCTGCGTTACGTTCGCTACCGCTGGCGTTTACTAATTCTTCAATAGCATTGCGCACCTGCTGACGCAACAATGTAATTTTTCTCGTAGTTTCTCCAGCTTTAACTTCCGCAGCTGCAACAGTAGGGGCACCCGGTTTCGCATTAATCGTAGTTTGCTCTTTAAGTGCATTAGCTTCAGCACTAGCTAAATCACGCGAAGTAAGCAACACGCGTTGTGCCGCATCGTAGATTTTTCTTACAGTACCACCGTATTTTTTAGTGGCTTCTGCATCAACAGCAGCACCTTTTTCTGCGTATACGATTGGCGCAACTTCGTCCGGACTACGAAGCATACGTACCAATCCTTTGAACACACCTTGAGGAAGTGATACGCGCCCACCAGCTTTGCCTTTTTCACTAGTAACAGTAGCGTTTAGCTTATTAATAGCGGCTTCAATCTCTTCGGCTAAACCTTCATCAATAGGCTCTTGTTTTGCGGCTTCGGTAGTCTTGATCTCTTCACCACGGGTAACTGTAGCAACAGGTGCAACTACTTTAGCAACTTTAGGCTTAGGAGCAGGCTTAGGAGCAGGGGCAGGGGTAGAGACAACCGGAGGTGTAAAAGACCCCGGCGGGGTAGTCACGCTCGGGGAAACAGCGGCTTGGCCACTGGAGGAAACAACGGGGGCAATAGGTCTAGTCAATCCACCCATCACCTGCGGTTCTGCTACGCGTTGGCCAGTCTGCACTTGGGCAGCAGGACCTTGCAATTGATCGGGATTAACCTGATAAACACCGCCACCAGTTGTAGTAACCCCCGGCACACCATAAGCTGTCTTTGGCATTTGGCGACCGAGACCTTGCGGAGCTTGATCTTCAGGAGCCGTAACGTAAGTACCCGATGCAGTTTGCGTTACACCCGGCGCAACTTGCTTACCTGTTTCTACCTGCGTGAGTGGGTCAGTACTGCCGAGGATATTCTCACGGCGCATCTTCTCCAGATACTCTTGTGCGTTCATCACGCTAGGAGTCAGCAGATTCGTAGGCTCTTCTGTTAGTTCACCAAGAATATTGCGCTTAGCTTGTTCTTGAATCAGTTCACCAATAGTAAGCTCACGAGTTTTCTTCTTACCGTCAGCGCCTACTTCAGTTATTTTCTCGCCACTTGGCGAGTTGAACGCCTTATCGTATTCTGCCAGCGTCTTAGGATCACCGATCTCTACATTGTAGGCGATAGCATCTTCAATGCGACGAAGGGCATCATTACGGCGATCTTCTAGTTCGATCTGTTTCGTAACCCAGTCAGCGATATCTTCTTCTTTGATACCTTTCTGCTGTGCGGCGGCTTGCACGGTATTTATAGCTTGCTGCTTAGCTTCAGGAGATATGCTCAGATCATCTGACAGTGCAGCCTTGAGCGTAGCGGCATTATTTGAACGAGAAACGTGACCGCCAATCGACAGTGGGCCGAGAATCAATGTTAGGCCAAGACCACCTTTGAACGACTGTCCAGCGATATCGTATAGATTCTCTTCTTTGCCACCATACGCACTTTCAACCAACGAAGTACCAACGTCTTGCGCTACTTCGGTAGTAGGCTGTACTAGCATGTTGACAGCCATGCCCTTGGCAAACGGATTTAGTATTCGAGTATCAGTTAAGTCGGCTACAAGACCAGATGTGTTTTTGCCTTTGAGTAGTGGTTTAAACGCCTTTGCACCGACAGCAGTAGCAACAGCTTCGCCAGCACCTTGAATTAATCCTACTCTACGTGAGGCAGCGGTTGCTTCTTCAGGGGACACACCCTGCGCGATAAGTTTTTCGTAAGTTTGCTCCGCTTCTGACGTACCAAATAAGGCACCCAGAGCAACGGGAGCTGCAAGACCACCACCCGGTACAAGAGCAAGAGGGGCAGCAGTTAATACTGGAGCAACAGCACGAGCACCAGACAGAAGAATATCGGAACCAAGCCAACGATCTTGGCCAGTGCGTTCGTATTGTGGAGCACGTTCTTTAGCACCCGCTACTATTCGTCTACCAAGATCACCAGTCTCAAGCCCGGTCTCACGCTCTAAGAACTTTAATCCCTGACCAAACATCTCAGGAACGTCAACCATCGCACCACCAGCTAACTGGGTAGTGAACTCATCGAAGAAACCCCGCTCTACAGGAATGTCTGTGGATAGCGGAAAATCGTATTTGCCCTTTTTCCTAGCTGGTTTATCCCACGGCAAGGGTACACGTGCGGCAGGACCAGCTGCAGCTGGTTTATCCCACGGCAAGGGTACACGTGCGGCAGGACCAGCTTTTTGATCCGCTGCTTGACCCGCAGCACCACGCGTACGTGATGGAGTAACGTCACTAGACGAAATTTCAACTCCAGCTTGTTTTCTAGCTATCGCAAGTTCTTTGGTAATTGCGTCTATATTTGCAGGGGCACGGTCTCTAAATTCTACATTAGGGTCATTTAATCTAGCTTTTTCATCTGCTAATTGTTCTTCTAAAATTGGAATAATTGCTTTGTAGTTAAATTGATTTTTTACAAATTCTGGCTCGCTCCGCCTAGCAGGTTTTTCGTCCCTATTTCTTTGCCCACCACTTTCCGTTCGGTACTGGGCGTACTCAGGATTATTTCTTTCACTGGCATTAATATAAGCAGCGTCCCTATCCCGCTGTTCCTGAACTTTTGGATCGATACGCAAAGTGCGTAGTTCTTCGGTAGTATCGATGTCCCACGGTAACGGAATTCTTTGCGCCATGGCTTACCTTAATCTGTTTTAAGTTCTGAAAGTGCGCCATAGCGTTTTTGCAGTTCTGCTATGCGTTCGTTTTTAGCTGTTCCATAGGCGATCATTTTAGCCGAGTCAGCAGGGTTATTAGGATCAAGTTTAGCCACAGATTCACGTAGAGACTTTAGTACAGGGTCGTTCGTTACGTCTACAACCCCGTTTTTCTTATTACCGGCAGGAGCGGCAGGTTTAGCAGCGGCGGCAGGAGCAGCACTTATAGGACGGTTTTCCCAATTTGCTCTATCGTTAATATCACCTTTACCAGTGTATCGAGATTCAGTTTTTCCATCTGTTTCTGGATACCATGTTTTAGTATCATACTTCGGCACAGGGACACCGCCGTCACGCTGCAGCCCACCACCTGCATATTGCTCGGCTTTATCTGTAGCGTTGTCTATTTTTACTTGTAAGTCGTTTTTCCGCCGAGTTAGTGCGTCTCTTTCTAGTACGTCTTTTGGAGAACTACGCGTCCCAAGTTCGCGTAACTTTTCATCTACACCTTCAAGTTGTTTTTGGTATGAAGCGGCTAATTTTCCATACGTGTCTGCTCGTTTCAAATCAGAATCGCTTCCGCCACTACTTAGTCCACCACCACTACCATAACGACCACCACGTTCGTAGTATTTAGTTTGTCCTTTTTTGAGGCCAACCTCCGCGTTTCTAAGTTCACTCTGTGCAACCCAATCACCCATCTGTGCAGGATTAGTAGCGGCTTGGTACAGCCCAGAAAGAGCCTCGCCAGCGTTGCGGAAGGTATACATATCCTTTTGTAGCACGTTACCTTTTTTATCTACAAGGTCAATGACAATGCTACCGTCAGGACCAGCTCGCTCTTTTAAGTCTGTATCCGGGTCTAGTTTATCGTTAGTATTAAACTCAGCTATTGCTTGTCTAAAGTTAGTAAATTTAGCAAACTTAGACTCAACTTCCTGACGCAACATTGTGATGCTATTTTTATTAATGTTAGCCATAGCAGCTACATATGAGTCTTGGAGATCGAGTGGCAGTCCCATAGTAGTAGCTAACTGCTGCATCTCTTTATAACCGTAATTAGGATTAGCCGCACGTTGTTTAGCTACTTCAGCGTTGAATTTGTCTTTTAGTTCCCCTTCTTTCAATATACGCTGCGCAGAACTTAGTGTTGTTTCGTTAATTTTTGCAGAAGTTCCTTTATTCAAAAATTCTTGCGCAGCGGCAGGTCCTTCAAACTGTTCAATAGCTGTAGCAACAGCTTTTTGACGTGCATCTGCACTAAGGGATACATCGTCACTTATAGATTTAAGCGCCTGATCAAGTCCAGCTTGCCTATTACCAGTACGTGTTTCTCTTGCAATCTGTAACCCTGTTAGCGTTTGTGAGCTGTCAAATTGTGCCTGTGAACGAGCTTCTTGCGCGGCAGATAAACGTAATTGTGCAGCACGTACTGGATCGTCTTTAGCAATAATGTCTGCATAACGCTCTAGCAACATAGCGTCTCTTTGCTGCTTAGACAATGGCTGCAGTCCTCTTTCTTCAGGAAACGATCTACCATAAAAATCGCCACCTGCAGACTCGCCACCACCTAAAGACTCGACAGTCGTAGACTTAGGTACGTCTAAAGTAGCAACATCAATAGGAGCCACAACATCTGCACGACCCGGACCCGTCTTAATTAAACCCGCACTTATTACATTCGGATCGGCGCGACTACCAGCAGCAGCAGCCCACGACGGTATGTTCTGTTGGTTGTAAGGCACAGGGGGGACATACATACCAGCAGAATTAAAAGTACCTGCCGATGGTGTAGCAAAAATATTTGCTTTTGCATCAGAAGCTAAACCTCCTGATGCGTAATTTTGATTAGGGACAGTATTATTATTGTTGTTTGCGTTAATTGGAGGAGTACCATCACCAGCATAGGAACCGCTGTTTTTATTATTACTACTTCCTTTATTAACCGTTGGGCTATAGATATTGTATGCGCCCGTAGGAACACGATTAGGACCTAACTCAGGCTCAAACGTATACCCTTGTTCTGATAACTTACGTAGGTTTTCTCCCTGCTCAGGACTGTAAGCAATACTCGATGGCGTTTTTGCACCGTTTATTTCTGCCTGTGCTCTCTCAAGCTCACGACGACGTTCAGTGTCTCGGTAAGTGTCAACCCAGCTCTTACCTATTTTCGTACCAGCTTCAAAACCAGATGCCCAGCCCATGATTAGACCTCCACCATTTCGATGCCTAGCGCACCATAGTTAACCATCTTCATACCGTTTGCAGTGTTAATCACAGCATCTGGGAATCGCTTCTCTACGTCGTCAGCCATCACACCACGCCAACGTCGGTTAGGGTCTCCGATATAGTTGAAGTCGTAAAGCGGGAGCTTCGTCTTAGAGTCAACGCCAACAACCTCAATGTTTTCCTTAACACGTCGATCAGAAAATTTAGCCGCACCAACCGCACCACCAGCACCAAGAAGAGAACCCATCATCTCACCTTGAGCATTTAGCGCTTGGTTGTACACACTAGTTTGCGATCCAAGAATACTGCTGAGACCTTGGTTCTGTATATTAAAGCCCTGACCCATCGTGTTTCCTGCAGCAGTCATACCACCCATGAACTGATTACCTGCACCCATGTAAGAGTTACCAGCAGCAGAGCCTGCACCCGTAGCGCCTTGATATGCTGCCGAAGAAGCACCAGCTAACCCACGACCAAGACCTGTAACATCGAGTTGTCGTGCGAAGCCCATCTGCTCAGCTTGTTGTCGAGTACCTGTCATCGAGGCAGCTTTTTGTGCTGCGAGGGCAACTGAGTTCTGGTTCTGGAGACCTGCGAAACGACCGGAGTTAGGATTAACACCCATAGAACCCATGGCTCGCTGTGTTGCAGCCTGAGTTTGACCGAACGCACGACCAGCATCAGCAGCGGCTTTAGATGCCAACTGATTACGATAGTCTTCGGTATTGAACTCTTGCGCTTGTTGCACTAGTCCACGTTCTACAGGCCGGAATGTCGAAGTCTGGTAGTCGTAGTAATCTTGCGCTTGTCGCATCTGCTGGTTCTGTGCAGCCTGCTGCTGAGTAGCGATGTCTCGGAGATATGGACTAATTTCGCCGTACTGTTGCCGAGCGAAAGCTAGTTGTTCACGGCCTAAGCCGCCCATAATTTGCGCGGCCTCTTTACTAGCTGATGCTAGTGGCGCGTAGTCTGGTGCTGGAGCTGATTTGCCGCCCATTTTCTATCCTTTCGGTAGCCAGCGGCACCCGTCGGCCCACATGACTAATACCATTATATCCGCATCTACCGCAGCGTCTTTCATTACAAATTCTTCTTCAAACCCGATCTTCTTAACAAACTTGATGCTATCTGGTTTGTTTGTGGGCATTAAGCCTGTGATTCTCTTTAGCTCAAGTTGCCTGAAACAGTAGTCGCAAACTGCATAAAACATAGCAAACATGATTTTACAGGGCTTAGCGATTGCTATGTGACAATTAGCGTTGGCTCCGTTGATCTGGTGTATTACAATTCCAGCAACTAGTTCTCCGTTAATCTCCACACCAAAGGCGTTATACCCCTCCCAAGGGACGCGCTGGCCTACCTGTTTAGCTACCCATAGCGCGACTCTCTCACGGTCGTAAAGAACTAATTCTGCCATGCGTTGTATATATCATATTTAACCACATAGGTAAATACAGGCTATTTGCTTTTGTTCGGTGGGGGAACTAAATGTCACTGCCTCACGTGCTTTGGCCACGGTGTAGCTACGCACAATATCATCAGCCTGACGCATCCCCTTGCCAGCAATAGACGACGTTACGATCAAGTCACCAGCAGCAATATCGCCACCTTCACCACACACATTGATCTGTCCTTCGCCTAGCGCGTTGATAGCTATTGTGTTATACGAAAGACAATCAGTGTCATAGTCTGGAGACATTATGTTCTGCCTAGTTTCCTCGCTAAATCCAATAATATAGACAGCTGGCTGTGAGTTAGTTAGTGGTTTAGGTGCGGCGCAAACCACGCCAAGAACAGCCTTTTGATTTGCCATACTACTATTGGCAACTAATGTAATTGTGGAAGAAATTCCGTTTCTACGGATGACCGCTGTATCAGTAACAATATCGCCGACTGTAAAAGTATCCGCTATAAGCGTAAGCGCATCATGGGTTCCAGTAAACGGACCGTAGTTAGTACCGGAACCTTCTGCATAGAAGTCGTATCCGCTAGCTTCACCAATCAATCCTGATGCACTATTTCTATTATTTCTTCCACGTACGCCATGGTTAGTAGTGCTAACACTAGAATTAGTAGCCACGCCATATACACCAATCCCTGAAGTGCTACTACTTCCTGTTACACCAGTTCCACTAGTAGCCGATCCTCTAACACCACCTATAGTAGTTCCAGAACCGTAAATAGCATCGGCGCCAGTTGCAGTAGCGTAAACAGCAGGAAGTGTGACCGTGCTGGTAACGTAGATAAGGCCACTTGTATCACCGCCTACAGTAATTGTAGAATCACCAGCTGCGTTGTATACGATAAGCTTATTGGTAGCGGCGGAAAGAACTACTCGTGCACCAGTTGTAGCAGTCTGAATAGTTCCGCCAGTAATCGTACCCCCAGTAACAGTCAGCGCTGTACCGTTCCACGTCATTTTAGTGCCAGCAGAATTACCAATGGAGAACTTATACGCTGTACTGTCGTAACCTAGAAAGAATCCAGTGCCAGTATCGTAGGCGGTCTGACCACCTTTAATATGACCAGTTGTTCCCATTGTTAAAGCACCAGAAACTGACAACGCCCCTGTATTGGCTGTGATCGCGCTAAGGGTAGTCGCGTTTATATCTGCAGCCTCAACAGTACCTGCGTAAATAACACCAGCACCCAACGTACCAGTGGTTATCTTGTCAGCAGTAAGTGAACCTATCTGTGCGCTGTTTATCGTGGCGTTAACAATCGTAGCACCGTCGATGTATACACCCGGAGCAAGCGTAGTGCCGTTTGCGGTAAGTGACTTAGTGAGAACCGCTAGAGGAACACTACTTGCTATCTGCCAAGTAACAGTGCCGTCAGTAACTAAAGAGCCAATAGCACCAGCAATACTTGGCGCTGTTCCACCAGATGTACCAGCGACTTTGCATATTAAAACTTTTGTAACAACGCCAGAAATACGAACTGAACTATTCTGTACGTAGGCTGTACTGTTAGCGCGTAGAGGTAAGCCAGTAGTAGCCCCACTGGTAGCCATTGGCGTAGTGATTGCAAATCTATCTACGTTAACAAAGAAATCAGATGTAGGATCACCACCTTCAGAGAGCGTGGACATAAGTCCGAATCCACTTAGAGAACCAGCGTTGCTCATCTTAACCATGTATAGGTTATTGATGTTGGTAATCTCAGTGGTGTTGTCAGTAATGGCTGTATTTAGCGCAGTACTTAGCTCAGAAGATGTAATCGATCCCGTAAGAACATCTAGCAAATATGCAGGGTCTGTTCCAGTTTGACCCAGTGTACCGGCAGCTGAGTTATAGGGACCAAACTGATCTAGGACATTAACATATCTAATCCAGTAGTACTTAGTCGCAGCCGCTCCAACATTGTCTACATAGACGGCGCTAGGGGATACACCTATTTTTACTGAAGTAGTAATATCGTTAGTAGCAGAAGACCAAACCTCTGCGTGCATATGGCCAGCGTACTTGGGACGATCCCACGTCAATATAATATTGGCAAGTGCACCTGATGCAGCTAAATTAGCTGGTGCTGGCGGAGTTCCATAAACAGCAGTATCGTCTACAGGAACAACAGAACCACCCGGACCTGACGAGGCAATACCACCTCTAACCAGATCACGAACAGTTATGATTCTATCGTTACCAGTAGCGTTAAATGCTTCCCGTACGCGATCAATAAAGTTCCGCAGGTCTCTAGGTATGTTCGATGTTACTGAAGGTAGCTTAGACATTCGCCAATTCCTCCATAGCTTGTGCCATAGCGAAGAAGAATATTTCAGAACTACCCTCGAACTGAACCTCTATGTCGCGCCCCTGCATAACAGGTAGCCTGAACACATCACGATCAGCAACCGTCTTAGTATATATAAGCGCCGAGTCCATATAGAACTTAGCAGTCACGGGGTATACCTCGGCTCCTAGTTGCGCATAGTTAAAACCAGTAACTGACGGTAATGTGAATTTCTTAGAGCGCCAAATGTAGCTCTTCGCCGTACCTTCCAACCACTTCTTGACCGACCTATCAGTAGACGCGACAAACAGTTGATCCCGTTGCAGGTCGTTATAGCCAGCTTCTGCATAGATATCATGCAAGATGAACTGGCTCGTTGTCATGTCGAAGATAAAGCCACCGCTAATCGTTCCGTTGTTGTAGAACGCCACATACTTCATATCGTGCATATAAGCATGGATAGAAGTAGGTTTAAAGTACGTTTGCCACTGAGCGCGGGTAAACATATTTTCCGTTATTACTTTGGAACCACCGGGAGTCAGCACTACTAACCCGTCAGGACTAGCGTAAATAACAACACCGTTCTGGCTCACGATACTGCGCTTCGATGCACACGACTGCTCAAGATCGGATTTAACAACCGCCATGGATTCTGGGCTAGTACCCTGAATGAAGTACGGCGTTCCAGTAGTCAACACCGCGAGCGTGGTATCCATGCGACCTAATCCAACAACGGGATAGTCAACACTCTGCATATATTGCACTGGCCAAGCATGAGGGTGATACGGATCGCAGAAGTAAACGTCACGCCCGACGAAGCCAGCCATCATTCCATTAGGAAGATTGATCAGGCCAGCTAAGTTAGCAGGGGGAGGGAGCCAGTTAGTAGTCGGAAGTTCTTCTGATAACTCATCAGACAATAGCGTGTCAGTGTAGTTTTTAGTACCCGCCTCTAGTTCCGTAACGAATAAGAACACGCCACTAACGCTGCGATATAGACGTTTATGCGTAACAATATAGCCCGTAGGAGCAGTTGCGAAACCGCTAAGCGAGACAGTCTGTTCGTAGTGAACATCAACAATATCTGATGGTGCAGAGGGGCCTGACTCAAACTCAAAACCAGACTCTTTATTTACCCATGTGTACACGTAAGTACGTGACTCAGTAGTAGAAGCCGCAGCAATATCGCCTACGCCGGTTAACGTCACGTAATCCGTAATACTAGGATAAGTTCCTTCACGAAGTCGTAACGTAGCTGACGTTCCTGTGGCCACAGATGTAACTTCTGCAATAGGAGAAATGGCACCATACACAGTGACATTGGCGTTTAGTCCAACTAAGAAGTACACATTTCCAGCGACAGCATGATCGTACACGTAAAACTTAGCTTCGCCAGCAGAAGTAAGTGTAGATAAATATGCACCTTCTAATAGGTCAAGCTCAGTCTGCGTGAGGATTACTTTTGCAGGTGCAGCAGCATCTGAGTTGGCAGAAGACAGTGTAGTAACTACAGTTCCACTAGGTGCGGTGTACCGTGCGTAAGCCAATTCATCACTACCACCAGTACCTTTTACATTAGGTGTGAAGTACAGTACGCTGCCATAAGCAGTTGTAGTTAATATAGGCGACCCAGTATTTGCAGGTACACGAGGCATCGCTAAGCTACGCGACAGCAATGTAATGATAGGCGTAACACCGCCGGGGTCTGGGTTTGTAGCATAGCGAGAGTAGCTAAAGTCACCAACGGCACCAGCGACAGCGGAGATAACAACGGTAGTTCCAACGACTGCAATCTTGAGCGCGTCAACACCACCTACTTGCTCTAGTACACCATTAAGCGCAGCAGCAAGCGTGGTAGCCGTGTAAGAGGCAGACGCAGTTATTAACCTAGCAATAACGTCATTACTTCCACCGACCACCATAGCAATATCGATGTACATACCGACTGCACTAATGTTGGTAATCTCAGTAGCTGTCAGAACGATCTGGCCGTAGGTAAATGCTTTAGCTAAGTCTGCAGCAGTAACATCAGAGCTATTAGCAATAACACGGGCGCTGTCGCCGGTTATGAACACACCGTTAGTCTTAACAGAGATGTCGATTGCGTTGCCAACGTCTACAGAACTAATTTCCGTATCCAGCACAATAAGGGAATTGATGGTGCTTGAACTACCTACCAACGCGCCGCTGTCGTAACCAGAGTACGTAAAGGTTCCATCGGTATTAGTCGTAGTACCAACTCGGATGCGTATATCTAGCGTAGCAGTTTCGCCTGTAGTATCAGTAATAACAGTAATTGCACCATCTTCTGTGGTAGCTGAAATACCAGTAGCCGCAGTCAAAGCCGCTGTAATAGCTACAGCAGTTAGTGTAGGCGTGGCAACATTTGTGTAGCTAGTGCCACCGTTCAGACTAAAGTCAATACCGTAAGTGGTAGTTACTTGTGCAATGTTGTTAGCAGAAATAAACACAGATGCAGGAGTAGTCTCCGCAGCGTAAGCCCCAAGGGACGCAGTTAACGCAGATGTTGGGATAGGTAGTCCAAGTGGACGAGATACAGCAGGGTATGCGGAACCAGATAAGGCTATGGAATTATAGGTAGCCTTGGGTGCGCCGTCCCCTGTATAGAACGTCCACTCCGATGTGTCGCCAGCAATCTGGCTTCGGCAAACGTCTACATCAGAGGACCAGTTAAACCAGTACTGCGTATCAGAGTCTAAGTCTTGCCCAAAACGATAGATAGTCTTTGGTACGCCGGTCTTGCCTAGTGTAAGAAGAGAACTTCCGAGACCAGCAAGGGGTTGTAGCGACCCAGAAAACACAGGGCAGTTAAGTGCAACCTGAGCCTGTGTATCCTGAAGATACCGCGCTGGTGTTTTGGGAGATATACCCCCAAAAGATTGAATCGCTATTAGAGCCATTACATCCCCTTACTATCATCAAGCTGCTTGCGGCAGCGCGTCTTGTTGCATCATTTTTAAGTTATTAGCAATTCGTACATCACTAGGCGCAATTTTAGCCGCAATATCACAGTAATCAAGCGCTTTCTCTGTTTGACCTAAATTCCATGCTGCAATAGATGCCAGATCAGGCAATGGTTCTTCCCATACCCTAGGGTCGCAGGTATAGACAAGTTCCTTGGTTTTGATGGCCAATCCAGCTTCAGCAGCCTGTAAACACTCAGCCCAATTACTTTTCATGTACTGCGCCATAGCCAGATCATGCCAAGGCTCACGAGTATTCGGTGCCACTACAGTAGCTCGCTTGTACCAAACTAGCGCAGTATCCTTATCGCCAAGGGCATCGTAGGCTTTACCGAGTAGGCGCATTGCATAGCAGCGTTCGTTAGGCCATGTAGCTTCTGGGTTCTCAAGATACTTATTCAGTGCGACAACGGCATCCACCCACTTGCTATAAAAAGTAAGCTCACGAGCATAGTAGAAGGCGTTCCTTGGGCAATGCGGGTCTTCAGTCACAGCCAGTTTCAACAGATCAAGATATTGGCCACGGGACTTGGTTGGGTCAGGATGATGACTAACTAACAACATATCCGTATGGGCATATATTTCATTAATACGTCCGTCAGGGCGTGGATACTCATGGACGGGATGGTGCCAGTGGTAGCCATTGCGGTGATGAATCTTCTCGTAGTAGAACGAAATGCCACAGCCCCAGTCAAACTTATAACGAAGTCGTGTGGTCTCAGCCTTCCATACGCGCTCAATCTCTTGCCGCCAGCAGGGTTCCATAATCTCGTCCAAGTCCAGCGAGATGCAAACGTCGTAATCCTTTGGGATCAATGCCAGTGCAGCATCACGCGCCTTATCAAAGCGCCATGGGGACACATGAATATTAACTACATCAGCACCATTTGCCTTGGCCAACTCCACCGTATTGTCCGTAGAACCCGTGTCAGCAATAAGAATCATATCTGCAGCACTAGCAGATTTACAGAATCGTTCTACAAACTCAGATTCATTTTTACTAATGGCATAGACAGCAATTTTCATAGTTTCCTCTATTTAGTTTTATTTTCTAAGGCTTCGTACTGCTTGTAGCACTGCTTGAGTTCGGCACGGAGGGTATTGGCTCGGGCAGCTTCCCCTGCAAGAAACTCTCCATCCGGGCGATAAAGTCCTGATCCAGTACATCCTGCGGTAATTTGTCCAACACTGGCGGTTTGGGGCACTCCACTGCTTTCGGTGGGGCGGGTCGAGCGGTCGCGCAGGCTGTTAGTAAGAGCGGCAGCACGAGCACTAATGTTGCGTATCTCACGGTCTTTCTCCTGTCTTAGTTTATCAGCGTTGGCTTGTAGCTCTTGTTCTTTTGCCCTAGCCTCGGCTTGGCCTTTAGCATACTCAGCATACTGAGCAGCCTTTTCCTTATCCCACATCTGTTGAATAGCTGCACGACCGGCAGTATCCCCCTTGGAGTAACCGATACCCAAAGCAATGCCAGCGACAATCACGCCGCCAGCTACCGCCACTAAGGGACTCATTTCTTCTTGCCGTCCGGTACTTTCGTGCCTTCTAGTTTCTTATGTACTTTGATCGTTTTGCAGACTTCCTTCTTGCCTTCCATGTGGCAAACCTTCTTCATCTCGCCACCGGCGTAGGCGTTAAACGAGATCAGGCAAAGTAGGGCGATGAGTTTCTTCATGTCAGTCAATCTCCGGTTGGTGAGCAGGTGGTGGGGCTGGCTTTCCGCCGAATCCAGTTATTACAGGTGCAGCAGTCATGGGTTCCAGCATAGGTTCCATACGCCCAACCCGTTGTCCTTGACACTGCATTGGAGCTGGAGGGGCTGGTGGCGTAGGTGGATTGTATGCCTGTGTCATCGACGGTGGCAATGGCTCATGCTTCTCGTTGTTTAGCGTCTGCCAGATTTGATTGATAATCGTCGGCAGAAATATGGCCAGAGGTGTCAGGATCGCGAACATTGCCTTGTCGTTTGGCGATTGGCCAGACATCGGCTGTGTTACGAACATGACGCCGTAGAGAATGACGAATACAACCCCCATGAAGGAGGCTGTGAGGGAGAGGATAATCAGTAGCTTAATGAACTCATGGATTACATCTCGAAGTTCTGTGGCTGTCCATTTCATTGGTTCACCCTCGGTGGTGGTATTAAGTCGTTAGGACAGGTAGCAGTGGCGGTACAGATAGGCGGCTTACACTCGGCTTTGTCCCAATTAGTTGGGTCTTGGCATGGATACCTGAACCTATCTTCACAACTAGCGACACTAAGCAGTATGAGAACCAGAACCAAAAGTTTGTAAAGCCATGGCATAGTGATGCTCCCTATCTTGTAATCCGATATAGCCGCCGTTGATCGCCTTGGTCAGCCCTCTAAAGTCGTTATTATCTACAAATTTATTAAGCTTGTTCGTTTCCCAGAACCAGCAAGCTGACTGCGCTGCACCCTCGAACGTGGCAAGATACTCAGGCACATCGTTTATGTTCATCTCCAGACTATCGGCAAAGTTCTGATAATTACTTCGGCCTGTGAGTTGGATAAGACCACGGCCACAAAAGCGGTAGCCATCACCGCTAGACTCATCACCATTGCCCATACGACTAGCGTAGACACGGTTTGCAATCGCTTCCTGTTTGTTTGGTCTGGCACAGTACTCTTTGGCTAGTTCTTCGGTTGGGAAATACTTATGGAATAGTCTGGTTAGCGCAGCTGGCTTGTAGTTCAGATTCTCTTTCAGAACCATGAACCCGCCGGACTCGTGGGAACACTGAGCCAAGAACGCTGCCATACGCTGTGGAGATGTAATGTCGTAATCGGGTAGGAGTTGCTCCAGTGCGTGATACCACTGGTCGATATACGGATTCTTTGGGAGGACTTGTTTGAGTTGTGCTTTAGTTAGCATCGATCTTCCTAAGCCTTTCCATCTCTAAATTATGTTCTTCTAGCATCGCCCGTTTTAGCTCTCGCATACGATGAATCTCTCGTACCGCTATTACCGTTGCATTACTCATGTCCATGTACATGAACCCAAGGACAGGGATGGCGATAACGAACACGAGAGACATGGTGAGCAGGCACACTAATAAAGCCCACGGTACGTTTCCGTCGTCCTTAGAAACACGAAAACGAGGGCCATCCAGACTACGACGAAAAAGATTGCTCCAACCCATACTGCTTGCTCCTTCATTTCTTCGATCATCTGCCGACGTTTCCATGCAGCTATTTGCTGCTCCCGATGCCGCTCCTCGTTAGCGACTTGCTGTTCGCCTACGATACGTGCACGCATCGCCTCGAATCGGGTATACACGTCTTTCATCTCTGGCGGAGACCGATAAACCATTTCCTCCCTAATTTCTTCTAGCATCTGATCGAGCCGTGTGCGGATTAAAACACGCTGTAGTGCTCTCCTGCTTAAAGAAACATCACCTTCGTAGACCTTAGAAGCGTTGTTTTCTTCGTCCCAGAATATCTTCTCAACTGCATCCATTGCGTCGAAGAACTTACCTAAGTGCTCACCTACCTGCGATATAGCATCGTTAGGATCGGTTTTCGCTACTTCCTGTACTCGCTGTACTTCAGCGTTGTATTGTATTTTCTCAGCAGCCGTTCGCGGCTTTGAGTTGAATTGTTGCTTTAGATCATCCAGTACTTCCTTTACTTCTCCCGCTGTACCCTTAATGTCTCTATAGAGTTTACATCCAGCCTTTGCCGCAGCGATGGCGGCGTTAGCAGCAGCTAGTAGAGTAAGTGGGTCCACATTTTACTCGGCCATTCGTCTGTTATGTTCTTCTTCCTCGCGCTTATCCTGCTTGTATCGGTAGTACCAATTAACGCAGAGGCCAATAAGACCAATAGTAATACCTGCCAGCATCCCAAATTCGCTAGACAGAAACCAAGACACTACACTACTTCCAGCTGCTATAGTTGTGACTTTACTAGCCCCAGCCGCAATAGTAGCGTCGTTTAAAAGTTGGTTGTCTGTCATGATTTTTCTATTAAAAAACTACTTCAACCCACGTTACACTGTCCTCATCCCAAGTATATATTTTTCCATCGTTAGGATGCGGTACAGGGGAATTCCACAAACAAGTAGTTTCGTCTAGAACCCAACTTGGAAATGGTTGTGGTGCTATAAAAGCATCTTTATAAAAGTCGTAAGTATATCCTATACCAGCATAATTTTTACGTAGGGGTCTACCTTCTGGATGTTGCCCACCATAAGTATTGTAAGATGTTTGAATCCATCCGTCACCAAACATTCCTGAATCAATAACATCCTGTTCAGCGACAATCATATCAACAACTATGCCATCAATAACTTTTGCAAAATGTGCCATAATTTTTAAAATGTAATTGAGCCAGAACTAGTAAATTTATAAATGCGATACCCGCCTGTGACGGTAATTGTTGGCGATCCCGTTGTTGTAGCCGCTGGAACGCTGTCTGGATAACGCAAAATCACAACACCAGAACCACCTGCACCAGATGCAACATTTCCATCTGAACCGCCGCCACCGCCACCACCAGTGTTTGCCGTACCCGGAAAGCCTGTGCTTGCCCCACCATTACCACCACCACCAGTGCCACCTGTACCCGGCGTTGCAGATGATGATTTACCACCGCCACCGCCGCCACCGTATGCTGTACTTGTTCCACTAATGCTAGATGATGTACCGGCTCCACCGTTTCCTGCAACAGTTGTTGAGCCATTGCCGCCAACCGCACTTGCACCACCACCACCGCCAGCGCCATAATTAGCAGTTGTTGTGCCTGTACCACCATTATTACCTTGCCCCGGCGTTCCTACACCACCAGTTTTTTGTGGGCTAAAACTACCACCACCACCGCCGGAGCCATACGTACCAGAACCGCCAATACCGTTCGCATTACTACCGCCGCCACCACCTTTAAGTGCGGTAAGCGTACTAAATGATGAATTTGTTCCTGCGGTTCCTTGTCCTGTACTTGCAGCGCCGCCCGGACCAACTGTCACAGTATAAGAAACACCAAAAAGTACACCCGTTGTCCCGGTTAATACGCCGCCAGCGCCACCACCACCACCACCACCGTTACCACCACCACCACTAGCAGCACCGGCAACAACCAAATAATCAACCGGCAACTGTTGTCTAGGCCATAAACTATTACTTACCGCATTTGCTACATTTGTAACATTCCAAATTCCATTAGCAACTGTACTTGATGTTGTCGCTGCAATAGATGAAATAACGCCGCCAATATATTTAAGACTCATATAAATCCTATTGTCTGGCAAATGCTATTTTTCGAGGAGTAAATGCGGCTGTATATCTAGCAATGCCCTTAGTGATTCTAAAATCATCTATATAGCCAATATACAATTCAATTGCGGAATTTGGATAACCCATTCCTAAACCAAACGGTTTTGCGCCAATGTTATAAGTTGCTGATCCTTGCCCATCAACAACGCCATTTAAATACAATTTAACATTGTTAGCAGCAGCCCCACTACGAACCAATGCTACGTGATACCAAGTATTAATTGCAATTGTTGTTGTGCAAGTAATAATGCCTGTTTTGGTTCCTGCACCCGGTCCGGCACTGTTTGACCCACCAATCCAAAATTGCAATTTGGATGTTGATTGTTGTATGCGAACTAAATTGCTATCAGGATCAGTTGTGCCTATTCCAAAAACGCCGCGTTCTGCCCCTGCAATAGTTGTTGGGTACATCCAAAATTCAATTGTAAAATCACCTGCGCCTAATTCAAAATTATCTGATGATGCAACATATAAATAGTCTCCCGTCCCGTCAAAAAGCATAGAACCAGAACCATATTTTTTAATCGCTGTACTTACTTGGGCATTACCCGCAGTTTCTACTGCATTTTTTAATGAAGCATCTGTAATACCGGCGTTAGTAAAATTAAGAAGTAACGCTGTATTAGCAATTGCAGTTTGCGGCTCTGTTGGAACGGTAATGGTTGTGTTTGTGTAACCATACACATCGCTTTTTACCAAACGTAAATTTGAAATATAACCCTTCCAAACTCCAGCACCAAGACCGTTAGCGCCTATTTGATATGCCGACGTTCCACTATATGCTGCTGACACTGTACCATTAGCAACACGCACACCATTTAAAAATAGACTTGTTTGGTTCGCCCCAGTACCGCCGCGACTTACTACAATATGATTCCACTGATTTAATCTTGGTAATGTGGTGGAAGTTAATTGCCATGCAACTCCGCGAGTAGCAATCCCCCATGCACCAGAACCATTAAATCCGCATTGAAACTCACTATTAGTAGAAGCCGCATAAATACTCATATCAGTTACAATTGCTGGAATATAAATCCATAATTCAAATGTAAAAACTGATCCGGGCGCTAAATTAGCTGAACTTGGAAGACTTAAATAATCACCAGCGCCATCAACATATCCGCTACCACCCGTAACTGTTGGCGTGTAAGAGTACTGAGGGCGCGCGGGAGAAAATGGCTGTCCTGCTGCAAGTGTTGGTGTTATCGTTCTGTCGTTGGTGCTTGCATCTCTAAACGTAGTATTGTTTTGTAGTGTTAAAAGTGTTGTTCCAGAAATAGCGGTTAATGGCGTAGTAGATGGCGTAAAGGATGTTGAATATAGAGCCGTACCAGTAACAATACGAAGGTTGGATACGTACCCAAAAATATATGAGTTTGCGTTAGCGTATTGGCCTATCGTAGTGCGTCCTTGGTCAGTCCCCCTATTCGCTAATGTAGTTGTGCCAGTTAGGGTTTGAAGCACACCGCCAACAAACAGTTTAATTGCATTAGCAGATACAGATACCGCAACGTGTATCCATGTATTTAAAGGCGTAACTGTGTTACCAACGCACGCTTTTGTACCAGTATCGTTCCACCAAAAACTTAACAGCCCAGTAGAAAGAACCCCAAACATCCAATTAGCACCAGCGCCTGTTGGGTTTTGATCTCCAACAAGGGAAGGCTGTACTGGACCACCTTGCGCAACAGGGTATGCTGTTTGAAATATCCACGCTTCAATAGTAAACGTCGATGTTGTGGTCGGCAAAGATTGGAACGGTGTAGTTGCGTAGTAGCCTGTACCACCAAAGTATCCTGACCAATAACCCGGCTGCGAGCTAAACGGGCTAAGCGATCCTTGCGTAGTGTTGCCGCTACGCGTTATCGTAAAGTTATTTGTGCTGCTATCTAAGAACGTATTGTTTTGAGAGGCATTAGCAGCATTATCCGCTTGGAGCAATAACGTAGTCTGCTTAAAGTTTGGATCAGTACACCATTGATCTGCTGCAACAGCTTGCATTGCTGTTTGCAATGTAAAAACGCCTTCCGTTTGGTTGGTTTGAACACCCGGACCAACATTAGCAGCAAGCGGATTGTATGATGCGGATATATATCCGCCAGCGTTTCGTAATCCCATATTAAGTAATCACTTCAAACGAAGCAACAATATTTAATGCGCTTGCGGTTCCAGAAATAACACCAATTGATTGATTTTCAGTTACGTAAAATGCAGTAGTCTTATCTGTAATAACTAATGTTGCATTTGCCGGAACACTAATTTGATATGCAATGTAGTATGCGGTTCCGCTTGCATAAGTTGCATTATTAGATATTGCAACGCTAATGTTTGCGGCGAAAGCTGTTACATTAGCCACCACTATATTATCAATTTTATGGACACTACCTACAGCGGGAGTTAGCCCAGTAAGCGCTGTCGAACCGTTGTAAGTCCATGTCGCTACCGCAGTAGTTACACTAGGAATTATGTACGCCGTATTTCCATTAATACTGGTGACGTTTACGATATTAGGATTTGCCATTTGTGTCCCTTAGAAGCCGAATATCATCGCCATAGCGATGGCCTTACCCGTTGTAACACCACCACTACCAGATGCCCCCGTAGGACCAGTAGGACCAGCGACCGTAGAGTCTGCACCTGCGGGTCCGGTAGGGCCACCTACGCCCTGAACACCCTGTATACCTTGTATACCCTGTGGACCTGTAGGACCAACAGCACCTGTGTCACCAGTAGTACCAGCAGGACCCGTAGGACCAACAGCGCCGGTAGTTCCAGTCGTACCCGTAGGACCCGTAGGGCCAACTGCACCTGTGTCACCAGTGGCTCCAGTCGCACCCGTAGCTCCAGTAGTGCCTGTAGGACCAGTTGGGCCAACTGCACCTGTGTTACCAGTTGCACCAGTGGCTCCAGTAGTACCCGTAGGACCCGTTGGACCGGCAGCACCAGTAGTGCCCGTAGTACCTGTGTCACCTTGGATACCTTGTGGGCCTGTGGGTCCAACCACACCTTGAATACCCTGAATACCTTGTGGACCCGTAGGACCTGCAGCGCCTTGAGGACCAGTCGGGCCAGCAGCGCCTGTGTCACCAGTAGTACCCTGTGGACCCGTAGGACCTGCCGCACCTGTAGTACCAGTCGTACCCTGTGGACCTGTTGGACCAACAGCGCCCGTATCACCAGTAGTACCAGTAGGACCCGTAGGACCTGCAGCGCCTGTAGTACCAGTAGGACCTGCCACGGTAGAAGCAGCACCAGTAGGACCTGTAGGGCCAATCACACCCTGCGCACCATCTAGGTTAACAGTCCAGTTAGAATAGGTGCCTGACCCAGTTACATTAACTACATCAAACGTAAGCAGTCCAGTACCGCTGTTGTAAGAGATAACGGGGCCATGCAAGTGCGTAGTGGTATCACCGTTGTAGCTAATGATGATATTTTGAGCTTCACTGTACGCCAGCCCAGTACCCACAGTAAGTGTAAGACCAGTGCCAGTAGCAACAGCTAAGCTGCTAGTACTCGTAGTCAAATACTTATCACCACTCAGACCAGCAGTACCAGTCGGCCCTGTAGGACCAGCAGAACCTGTAGGACCAACAGCTCCAGTAGTACCAGTAGTACCAGTAGGTCCTGTCGGACCAGCTACCGTAGAATCTGCGCCTGTGGGTCCTGTAGTACCAGTTGTACCCGTTGGGCCAGTAGGACCCGCTACACCCTGTATACCAGTCGGACCTGTAGGACCCGCTGCGCCTGTAGTACCAGTGGAACCTACATCACCTTGTGGTCCGGTAGGGCCAACTATGCCCTGAATACCCTGTACACCCTGAACACCTTGGATACCTTGTGCGCCTGTGGGACCAGTAGGGCCAGCCACCGTAGAATTGGCACCTGTTGTCCCCGTAGGACCTGTAGGACCGGCAGTACCAGCAGAGCCAGTTGGCCCGGCTACAGAAGATGCGGCTCCTGTGGGACCAGTAGGACCGGCAATACCAGCAGAGCCAGTTGGCCCCGTAGCACCATCAACACCTATAGTTCCATTAGTACCAGTTGGCCCGATAGCGCCAGTAGGTCCAGTGGCGCCAGCGTTACCCTGAACACCTTGGATGCCCTGAACACCTTGTGGACCAGTTGGGCCTATAACACCTTGCCCACCAGTATTACCAGTAGGACCTGTAGCACCAACAGCACCAGTAGGCCCAGTAGGACCACTAATAGGACCAGCAGGTTGCCATGAGTATGTAGTCATTTTCTACCTTATGGGTTTGGTGTCCATACATAAGCGACACCTGTGGCCTGAACCACCCACGAGTCCCCCTGTACGTTTCCTGTAGTCGGCAAATCCCCGACAGTAGCCACAGCACCTAACACAGCTAACCCTTGCCCCTGAGCACCGGTCGGGCCGGTAGGTCCAATAGTTCCAGATGGACCCGTTGGACCAGATGGACCCGTAGGCCCTAATGCCCCTTGCGGCCCAACAGAAGCTACTTCAATAATAATTGGGTCTACTTGGGAAACTATAATAGTTTCGTCGTCAATGACGGTTACGATATCGTTACTCATGGCCGCGTTACCTCTCTGGATAACTCGACAGAGCCTTCTATAAGTCGTGTCACGATACCACCAGAGCTTTGTAACTCAAGGTCGTAAACAGCACCCCTGAACGAGAAATCATCAGTACTTGTAGCAGGAATATTGATGGCTATAGTGCCAGCAGAACCACCCAACGTGATTATTCCATTCTCAGTAGTGCCAGAAAATAAGATATCAGTGGAAGATTTACTGCGGCGAAATTGCATACGAGCAGTGTAGCCCGTCAAGTTGATAGCAACACTACTAGAATTTTTCCATGTAATAGTCTTCAGGAAAGTAGCGCCCTGCTCAACATAAAAATCATATATTCCTGCAGACATAACCGCACTCCTTAGAACCTGCGAAATTTGACTTGTAACGGCACGTTGCGCACGTCACGTATTCTGGCGTTGGTCACGCCCTGCTCGTATAGCTTCTTGTTCATCAGCGCGATGTCAGGGTTAGTCCACTCTTTATTTGGAACTCGTGTGAGTCTCCACAACACACCGCTTACTAGCGTATCAGCCCAAGTCTCATATATCCAGTCTTCTACACCACGTGCAGTACGCGACGGCTTGAGCGCAATCTCACCCTTGAGCGTGTACACGTCATCAGGGATGTAGAACAAGCGAATTGATTTTTCTTTGACTACCCAATACTTACTTGGGCGACCTGTTCTTAGCAAGTCGTTATGATCCACTAGACGCGAATCAGTGTGGGTAATTTCTCTATCGTCTATCAGTATCCAAAGCACAGATTCAATAACGGCAGAACCATCTACGTCATATTCAGCTTGATCTACCACAGTGTTCTGTGTCTCAAGACTCTCTCGCCAGATGTGTGTACGGGCGCAGAAATCCGCTGCAACAGCTGCAAAAGCTGTCTTAATCGTAGCTTCAGGACAACCGGGGATATCCGGTGTAACGAGCGGAAGAATGGTATCCCAAGTTGTTGTGGCCATTATCGATCCTCTGGAACTTCTTTCTGTTCGCTAGTATTGATACTATTTAACGCTTCTAAAGTCGCTTGGAAGTACGCAGTAGCGCGAGCGGCATTGTTAGCCTGCTCAACATCCTTACTGTATGCGCGATAGAGCATGTAGTCTAGTAATACATTAGCGTATGTATCATCAAGATTTATCGTAGTGGTTGTAGCTGGATTAAGTAATTGCACTTCGGTAAGCGCATGTGAAGCAGGGAAAGTAGAGTAAACGATCTCAACTTGTGATGCTGTAGTGGCCGGTGGATAGGTAAGAAACTCTTTTGGAAGTCTATGGTCAAACATATACTTCTCTATACTGATAGCTGGTGTATCCGCTGTCCAACCGGGACGCTGATCGTCCATTGTTTGTCTATCTACTAATCGAATAGACTTTTTATTAGACGTAGCAGCTACGTTAGCGATTACCTCTAAAAGCCGTTGTGCATTAAAAAATGAATTTAACGACTGACGATAACCGGCAACACAAGTAAAAGTCTCCACCTGCGCGTTGGCATCTGGGCGTCTATTGACGATTTCCCTATAGCCAGCGTTCAACCATGCCTGCAGTTCCAACCCTGTCCAACGGACAGCAGTAGGGTCTTTCAACACGGTCAATGCGTTGGATATTAGTTCTACGACTTTTACTGTGGCCATTTCTCAACCTTTAGTCGTCCGGGTTACTGATTGTAGTATCGAGACCCTCTACAACTACAGGCTCGTCAGCAGCCGCTACGGGTTCCTCGGAGTTTACCACAGGCTCTTCGATTTCTAGAGTAGCAATTTTAGGTGTTCTGGCACGTTTCTTAGGTTCTTCTGCTGCGCCTTCTGCTGCCGCACGTAAACGGCCTTCCTCAGTAAACTCCATATTGTCGCCATTGAGCTGACCAAGTACTACATAGTTCTGGCCTTCGCGTACGCGAGCTTTGCCGCGAACAATTTCACCACCTAGTTTTTCAAGGAGTTCGTATACGTTCATTTTATTTCCCATAGAAAACTCGGGGCCGAAGCCCCGAGAGTAGTTTTACTAAAGTTAGGCAGGAGTTGCAACTGCACCAAGAATAGCGATCCACGTCAGGCCATCGGTACCGATCTGAATCAGTTCGGCGACTTGTTGCTGACCGACTACCAAAGCGGCGTTAGCTGCTGCGCCGTTGATCGTACCACCAGTGTTAGGGTAGATTTTGATATCTTGAGCAGAGTCAAGATTAGCTACAACAACACGACTTGCTTGCGAAAGGCTTGCTGGAAGAATAACACCATCGTTGTCAGCAGCGACGACAGTTACAGTAGCCAGTGCACCAGTAATAGCAGTAGCGCCAGCTGCGGTTTGTGTTGCACCTGCGGTAATGCCCGTCTGGACACCACCTACTATCATTGCATATTGAGTACTTGCCATAATAATCTCCAAATAGAATAGAAATTAGGGGGCCGAAGCCCCCCAAACTTACGATGCGGAACCGACTTGCGCCATCACGAGCGCTTCGTCTTTCACGACTTTGCGACCATAGACAGCCAGACCGCGAACGATGTCGCCGAAGTCTGATTGGTTACGCAGTGGCTCGGTCTTGTTGACAGTCATTGCGAAAGCAACGGCGTCCTTGGTACCAGCCAACATGGTGCGACGAGCTTTAGCACTCGACAACGAACCACCAGTTGAAGGATCGGACAAACCAGCAACTAACGACTTGCCAGCTGCGCCACGTGGGAGCAGGTTAGACACGTAGACCGTAAAGCGGTCGAGCATACCGATCTTGCCGGTACGAACGATACTTGTCTGGTCGCCAGTGAAGTACGCTTGAG